ACCACGCAACTTCGCATCATCTTTTATATCAGACATGAATGGGCGAGAATACCGCTTGTTTACACCATCTGTATAAGCAGTGAATTTATTATCCAATACTTCAGATACGCCCATCATTAAGATACCTGAATACCATGTTGTTTCTTGGTTCTTCATAAGCATAATATGACTACGCTTTAGTCTTGTTTCCTGATCCATTTTTAACTCCTTTGTTAAATTAGACTTCACTAGGGGGTGATGCCAGTTTTTAGCCAGCCCACCTATTTACATCAACTGATGATTGTCCTTTGCCCAATCCTTAACTTCATTGTTGTTGCGAGCAATACGAACAGTCTTACTACTACTAAGTATTAAACTAAAGAAGATAGCCTGAATCTCTGAACTAGCTACCCGATTGACAAACTCCATGAACTTACTCATATCGTCTTGTGTCTTTAGATAATCTAATGCCTGAAACATCAACATAAGTGTAGCCGATACCTCGTCAGGAACTTTCACCGTCTTAGGGTTCTTCAATACATCTTCCATGCTCGGTAGTTGTTTTTCTATGGCAAGGAAAGCCGACATATCTCTCGCCGCAGATTCACCTAAAGTGCCAGCCAATGCACACATAGTAGCGTTCTCACCTAACTCATCACGAACATCAACAATATGAGATGCCTTTGCCAATGAACGAGGGGATACGAACGACAACTGTCCCGCTTTCTTAGGGTTGAATATGTATGGATTATCTTCCGCACCACCGTCTAGATAGCTATGCAAACAACGGGGATACATAGCGACCCATGCCATAATGACCTTAGATACATCATTCTTATCAGCCCATACCAGCCACGACTTAGCTTCAGGCTTTGCCATGTCTATCTTACATACCCGATTGCCAGCGTGTGCCAGCATACTATCGCCTACACCATCTGATGAATTGTTACTTGTCGCAAACACTATGCTACCCTTGGGCAACGACACATCACCTACCATTCTCTCTAGCGTTAGTCTGGTAAAGATAATCTGCAATAGCTTGGGTGCTTTCATCATCTCGTCTAGCATGATGACCTTTGGTTTAGGGCTATCTAGTTTGAATAGCGTTGACACATAGTATTCAAGGGATTTCGTTTCGTGATTGGGGATAGTCATGGCTATGTCTGACATATCTTTTACAGGACAGTCCACATAGATGTAGTCGTAAGAATCGCCCATGTCCTCTTGTAACATCTTAAGAAGCGTGCTCTTGCCAACTCCAGGTTCACTTACTACGACAGGTGTCAAATGCTCACCAATTTTCTTGATGATGTTCTTAGTTTCGTCGATCGAAACCTTTGCACTAAAATTTACTTTACTCATGCTATTCACTACCTTTCTTATGATCAAACACTGATTGATTAACTAAATTGAACTACACTAAACTACCGAACTTACTAAGGATACTATCTACTTCGTCTTTGACATGGGTTCTTACGGCATCACTATCCCGAATGTCCTCTGCGCTAATACCATTTAATGCTTTCTCCAGCGATACTGAAGCTTCTTCTAACAGCGTCGACCCGTCTAAGTTGAACGACTTAAAGGTGTTGCAATAACTTCTTGCCTTTTCAATCGTTGACTCATATATCTTACGCTTCTTAGTTTTCTCTTCACCATCAGGTGACTCGCTAATATCCACGCCACAACAATGCGAGATACTTTCCATCACTTCAGCCAAACGCCTAAGAGATTCATCAGCCACACTCTTAACTATAATGCCAGCCTGTCCCTCGTAATGCGCTTTCAAGTCCTCTGCTAAATCTTGGGCTATGTTGCACCGATAGTCATTAGTCGGAACTTCCGATACAAACAGATTGATTGAGAACTTATTGCGGATTTGGTCTACGGTAGGATATTCTTCTCTTGTAAACATTTGACCCTGTGCAAATGCCATGTTACTAACAATGCTTGGATACTTAGCTAAGAATATATCTCGTATCGCAAAAAAGCATTTCTCATGCTCGTGAAACTCTGTTTTAAACTTCGGTAAATCAATAACAGGCAATAGCCGACTTGACCCATTCCAATCATAGGTAGCCCTGCGAAACCAGTTATATACCGTCTGCCGATAATTGAGCAGATTCTTATGCGATACGTCACCAGCTAGTAAAGACTTGACAAACCGACCAGCATTTTGGTCTGCCTTTTTAGCGGTAGTTACCTCATTAGAAATCTCTCGATCTTGCTTGGTAGCCGACCAGACACTCACATCAGCAGATACTATTACAGATGATGTTGCCAAGCTAATGATATGCTTGGGTTGATTTAAAACAACTTGATTCGTTTCCATATAAAACTCCTTTAACTAGATTGAACTTCACTAAATGGTGAAACACTATTTACAACTACAACTTAACTTGAAACACAACTATATGAACTACTAAATACACCAGCAACAACAGCAAAACAATTTTTAAGGCCATGTCATGTAACATTTCGTTCTCCTAAAAAACAATTATACCATAACTTTACATATACACCTAGGGGTTTGGCTAAAATACTTACCTATTCTCCATGCGCTTGAACTCAAACTTAATCTCGTCTGACTCCAGCGTATAGAGATCGCCTTTTTTTCTAGCTTTTAACTCACCAACTACAACCTCGCACAACATGAACGATATATTCCTAGCCCTTGTCCTTGCCGACTTATACCTAGTTTGATAATAGACAGCGCATAGTGTGGCAAGAACAGCCCAACACCCAAGGAACTTCTCTGCCATGCTTAAATCATTTAATCCCAATAGCTCTATCATACAAACTCCCTTATCCAATCAATATATACTTCATCAAAATAAAACCATCTAGCTTCACGCTTACTATCAGGCTTATCTATGGGGTAATTAACTAAAAACGCATGGGCATCACAACGCACCATCTTGTAGAACTCAGGCGTATTAGGTTTTCTATACAACTTTATAATTTTCATTCTTCCACTTCCATTCCTTTAGGTAATTGCTTTACATACTTAACTGTCCAAGGCACACCATCAACCCAACCACAAGTGCCACACTTACCCTTTGGTCTGATAGCCCAACAATTTCTTAATTTAATAGCCGTATAAATCATTTTACTAACCCCCCTTTGTTGTTAAGACCTTTCAAATCTTCCCTGTTAGTGATCAGGACATAATTAGACTTGTGCATAGGTGCAACCGTATACTGCTTGGTTTTTAACTCTGCAATTTCATCACCACATGAAAGGCAAACTGCGTAGCCGAGTTGAAACCTCTGCAAGTCATATATAAGACCACATAGCTTGCACTGTGGGGTAAAAGTTTCGTCAATCATGGATGATTCCTCCTACTTGATTTGGTATATCGTGAATAACTGCCCTAATATGGTTAATTAAATCTTCACCATACTTTTTCTCGAAATGGTCTTGGTCTGCTATAACTTTCTCAAACCTATCAAATTCTTCTTGACCATCATCTTGGGGTTCGGGTGCGCTAAGACAATAAACAATGTCGCAAATGTCCTTGCGTAGTGCTTTAAAAGTTTCTAACTTCATGCTTGCTCCCCCTCTTTCCCCGCATTACCGAATGACCTCTCGTAAGCATCTAACCACGCATTGAATTCCGCATGGTATTGGGCTATGTCCTGATCATTCTCGGATAGCTCTAATTTCAACTGCTTTTCCCTTGTGGCTAAATACTTTTCATACTCATTCATTGCTAACTGTTTAACTCTGCCCATCACATTCTCCTTTATTGAAAAACTAACTAATTAACTCATTTCACCATGTAGTGAAACGCTATTTAAGCAAACACTAAACAACACTAAAAAACACATTAATACTACTGCTCTCCCAAAAAACCATTATACCATAACTTTACATATACACCTAGGGGTTTGGCTAAAATAGTTAGGGGGTTGAGGGCTTATATGTAAAGAGATGATGCTTATATAGGTTGTTCCAATGTTCCAAGAAAAACACAATTATTAACTTTACTAAAAGATCTTGGAACAAGTAAAGTTTCGGGTTTTTGAAATCTGTAAGTCCTTGTTTTTATTAATAATAATAATAATAATATAATATAATATATGTATAGTATAGTCATTTGTTCCAATGTTCCAAGGTTTTTGATGTATGTATGGCTTCTGCAATAATTTTTTATTGTTATGGTTTTGCACTCTAGAAAGACGAAGCTTTCTCTTTGCTTCATCCCAGATCCCTATATACCCTAAAATCGTTGGAACATTGGAACAAATCGCACTTTCCTTAGCATAATCAAGCACTTACGGCTGTTCCAAGCGTTTTCATTTTGGAACAAATCTCTCCATACTTTACTTATAACTTGGAACAACCACAAAATCCGCAATTAATGCGAAGCATCATTGGGTGGAATCAGAATTCACGCTTAAGTGAAACACTATTTAAGAAACGCACTAGCCTAGCACGCACGCCTAAAAATAACTGGTCTCATTTACTGGATAGGGTATCGCTTAAACAATATGTCACTCATAGGTGAACTAGGTAAATAGGGTAAGAACTTAGTATTAGGGCAGGGGACTGTGGTGTATGAGTATCTTAGGTGATAGGTAACGCACTAAACACGCGCGCAGGCTCATAACTGGTATCGTAAGGTAAGGGAAATTTAGGGCAAAAAAAAGCCACACCCCGTTAAGAGTGTGGCTAAAGATACTAACTACTAGGCTTTGTTATACTCAGCCCAAAAAGCTTTTTCTGCTTTTTTAAATTTTACAGGGTCAGCAGTTGTATCACCTCTGACTTTTTGACTAACTTTAACTCTACCGTCTGCAGTAGTGAAAACATCGGTCATATACTTTACAAACTCACTAACCGCACTACGACTGCCAGCATCGGGACTTACTAGGCTTTTAATCTCCCTAGTAATAGCGCGCATTTTGTTACTAACGTACTTACTGCCAGCAGTCCGCAGAGCCAATAAAACCTGATACTTTTCGTTATCATCGGCTTTCAGTTTCCCAAAATCGTGAGGCGTATAAGCCAGCGCAATATCACTATCAAGCCACATTGTTTCCTTAGGCTTTTCAGTCATATCAGGCGTAACCTTTACAAAATGCCGTGAGCCATTCATCGTGACATAACCATACTCTTCCGCAGGGTTATTCTCTTTATGGCGTAACAACATTCCACGCTTTAGCTTGGCTTCATCATCATCGGCAAGCCCCTCTAAAAAATTAGGAAACATAGCGTAGATTGCTTTAGCGACTGAAGTGGCTTTATCAGCGACTCCTGAAAATTGATAGCCTAATAATTCTACGCTATCAAGATTTAAACCGTTATTCACGGGCTCTTTTACTTCTACTATGCTTTTCTTTGGCATATTAAATACTCCATAAAATATCGGGCTACTGAATTGTAGTTTGCCGATGTAGTAACTATATCTTAGACGATAGGATATGTCAAGTTTCACTAGGTCGTGAAACGCTATTTAACCCGACCCGCTTCGCACGCACCTAACACGCCTGACGAAAAATAACTGGTATCAAACCCAGCTCTCGCTGGGCTGACCTACTACTGATCTGTACGACCAATCCACTCAGCATCAATCACCGAGGGAAACCACTCATGGAAGTACTTCTCTTCATCCATCGACCTGCACCATACTCTACCTGTACTACCTGGCTTATGTGGTTCTACTATGTTCTCTATATAGTAGGCTTGGTTATGAACATGGACTACATCACCAGTCTGTACTGGCTCTTTGTTACATGAATATACTAATTGCATGATCTACTCCTTCATTTAAACGGGAGTGAAGCGCACTCCCCACGCATACTACTTGGTATGACCTACCCAATAATTCTCAGCATGTATTGTCACGCTGTCCTCAGCTATAAAAGCATTACGAATCAAACCATACGCACGCAGACATGCGTCTCGGTAATCATCAAACCCATGCCAACCACTAGCTCTTAGGTCACCACTTTTATTAGTGGTAGTAAATCTAACTACATATGTAACTAGGGGTAATAGTTCTAGCTGTTTCATAATCACTCCTTGTGTATGGCTTGCTTGATTGCTAACCATGACTCTACTTTACATTAGACCCTAGGATATGTCAAGTTCTACCCGCCCCATAGCGACCCCCCACCCCCCAGAATCCCATCTGGTTCCATCGCCACCCCTATACTCTTGAACATACACAAACGATACTTAATTTTTCCAAAACACCCCCCGTCACTTTTTTAAAAGGCAAAACAAAAAAAATTTTTATAAAAAAAATGTATAATTCCGAAATGCATAGCTTACAAACGGCTGTACAAGCATGACCACCATCGTGCCCTATATTGATGAAAACGAGCCCCTGCCTAAATCGGCAACTGAGGCTTTACCAGACCTTACCCCAAAAGAAGAGCTGGATATGCGGGTGCGCACTATTAAATTAATAGCGGATCTAAACAATACCCCGATAGAACCCACCGCAGAACACCAAGCCCAAGCAGTTTCTTTAGCGAAGCAGATGCTAGATGACCCAACTCTACGTCCCGACTATGCTAAATACCCTAATGAAACCCTAGCTTTCTTAGCTGGTATGGTTGCCCAGATGAATGTTTCTTTAGTTGACGACTTAGCTGACTATAAGATGTATGTAATTAATCACTTAGTCCATGAAATTGAACATGCTAAAGACGCAAAAGCTAGAATTTCGGCATTAACTAAGCTTGGCGAGGTAGATGGGGTAGATGCTTTTAAGAAACGCACCGAAGTTACAGTAAAAGTGCAGCCAATCGAGGAAGTAGAGAAGGAATTAATGGGAATTTTGCAAGGAATTAAGGGAAAAGTGGTAGATGTTGAGGCAAAAGACATAAAAACCCTCGGAAAATGACCCAACAACTGCAATTAACTCCGGAAAACATAGCTGCGCTAGAAAATGCGCTGCCTACAATGTCCGATTCTCAGAAAAGAAAGACTTTAGACTTATTAAAAAACTACAAAAAGCTAAAAGTAGAGGTAGAAGGTAAAGAACATTTCTTAGATTTTGTAAATCACGTATATCCCGGTTATAAAGTAGGCCCACATCATGCTAAATTGGCTAGAATATTTGAAGAGATTGCTGCAGGGAAGAAGAAACGTGTTGTTGTTAATATTGCTCCGAGGCATGGCAAATCAGAACTTATATCTTACTTGGCACCCGCATGGTTCTTGGGAAAGTACCCTCAAAAGAAGGTTATTATGGCTTCACACACGGCTGATCTTGCGGTTAATTTCGGTCGTAGAGTTAGGAATTTGGTTAGTTCAGACCTGTATAAGGACATATTTCCGCAAGTAGAGCTACAGGCAGATTCAAAATCAGCATCTAGATGGGGAACAAACTTTAATGGTGAATATTTTGCTATTGGTGTTGGCGGTGCTCTTGCTGGTCGCGGGGCAGACTTATTTATTATTGATGATCCACATTCGGAACAAGACGCCAAATTAGGTAGATCTGATGTGTTTTTACCCGCTTGGGAATGGTTTCAAGCTGGCCCAATTCAACGTCTTATGCCTGGTGGCGCTATTATTGTAGTCATGACTCGGTGGTCTAAGCTTGATTTAACTGGGCAGATCATTAATCACATGATCAAAAATGAGGATGCAGAAGAGTGGGAGGTTGTGGAGTTCCCTGCCATAATAGACGACAAACCCCTGTGGCCTGAGTTTTGGACAATCGAAGAACTCCTGCAGAAGAAAGCATCTTTGGATGTTAGGTATTGGAATTCCCAGTATTTACAACAACCAACAAGCGAAGAGGGCGCTCTTATTAAGAGGGATTGGTGGCAGACTTGGGAAAAAGACGACCCACCGCAGTGTGAGTTTACAATTATGTCTTTAGACGCAGCACAAGAAACTAATAATAGAGCGGACTATAACGCTTTAACTACTTGGGGTGTGTTCTTTAACGAAGAGACTAATAACTACAATATCATATTGCTAAATGCTATTAAGAAGCGCTTAGAGTTTCCTGACCTTAAAAAGCTTGTTTTAGAGGAATATAAAGATTGGGAGCCAGACGCGTTTATGGTAGAGAAGAAGTCAAATGGAGCGGCACTATATCAAGAAATGCGACGTATGGGTATTCCAGTAGGAGAGTTTACGCCGGGTAAAGGACAAGATAAAATGTCTAGGGTAAACGCTGTATCAGACTTATTTTCTAGTGGGATTGTCTGGGCTCCGAACCGTAGATGGGCAAAGGACGTCATAGAGGAATGTAATGATTTCCCTAGCGGGGTTAACGACGATCTGGTAGACTCTACAACATTGGCACTAATGCGATTTAGGCAGGGTGGGTTTATTCGCCTTCCAAACGACGAACCAGAAGAAATTCAATACTTTAAAAGTAATAGAAGCAAAGGTTATTACTAAGGACAAATATGGCAATAGATAAAGCACTTAACCAAGCCCCTTTAGGTCTAGACGCATTATTAGTAGATGCTGAGGAACCAATCGTAGAAGAAGAAATTACTGTTGATATTGGTGACGAAAATGAAGCTTTAGATGCCACAGAAGATGAAGAAGGTTTTAGTGATAACTTAGCTGAGTATTTATCTGAGGGGGAATTATCGCAAATTGCAAGTGATTTGCTTGGTGATGTAGATGATGATATATCGTCTCGTAAAGATTGGATTCAAACTTATGTAGATGGCTTAGAGTTGCTAGGTCTTAAGATTGAAGATCGTATGGAACCGTGGCCGGGTGCGTGTGGTATATATCACCCAATGTTAGCAGAAGCTTTAGTTAAGTTTCAATCAGAGACGATGATGTCCACTTTCCCTGCTGCGGGACCCGTTAAGACACAAATTATTGGTAAAGAAACACCAGTCAAAAAAGAATCAGCAGTTCGTGTGCAAGAAGACATGAACTATCAACTAACCGAAAAAATGCCAGAATATAGGCCTGAACATGAGCGTATGTTATGGGGCTTGGGTTTAGCTGGTAATGCGTTTAAAAAAGTTTATTATGACCCAAGTTTAGAGCGTCAAGTTTCTATGTATGTTCCTGCTGAGGACTTAATTGTGCCTTATGGAGCAGCTAGTTTAGAACAAGCAGAACGTGTAACCCACGTCATGCGTAAAACAGAAAATGAACTTAGAAGACTACAGGTAGCTGGGTTTTATTTAGATGTAGACCTCGGAGAACCAGAGAATTCATTAGATGAAGTAGAGAAGAAGATTGCGGAAAAGCTTGGCTTTAGAGCTACGACAGACAGTAGATACAAGCTGTTAGAAATTAATGTTAATCTAGACCTACCGGGATATGAACATGAAGAAGATGGTGAGCAGACAGGAATTGGTTTACCGTACGTCATTACTATTGAAAAAGGCAGTCAAAAGGTTCTCTCAATCCGTAGAAATTGGGAACCAGACGACAAGACACATACTAAGCGTCAGCATTTTGTCCATTACGGGTACATCCCTGGTTTTGGCTTTTATTGCTTCGGTTTGGTTCACCTTATTGGTGCTTTCGCTAAATCTGGAACATCACTTATTAGGCAATTGGTGGACGCGGGTTCACTTGCAAACTTGCCAGGCGGCTTTAAGACCCGTGGATTGCGTGTTAAGGGCGATGATACACCTATAGCACCAGGAGAATTTAGAGATGTAGACGTACCTAGTGGTACGATGAAAGACAACATTATGACTCTCCCGTACAAGGAGCCAAGTCAGGTGTTAATGGCATTACTAGGTCAAATTGTAGAAGATGGACGTCGGTTTGCTAATACAGCAGATTTACAAATATCAGACATGTCTAGTCAGGCCCCAGTAGGAACAACGCTTGCAATTCTAGAACGCACTCTTAAGGTAATGTCAGCAGTTCAGGCGCGTATCCACTATTCAATGAAGCGGGAGTTAAAATTACTCAAGCGGATTATTGCGGACTACACACCAGAAGAATATAACTACGAACCTGTTGAAGGCTCACCTCGCGCTAAGAAATCAGACTATGATAATGTCGATGTTATTCCAGTCTCAGACCCAAATGCTAGTACGATGGCGCAGAAGATTGTTCAGTACCAAGCAGTTCTTCAGTTAGCTCAACAAGCACCACAGTTATATAACCTTCCGTTACTACATCGTCAGATGCTAGATGTACTTGGAATTAAAGAGGCTAATAAACTTGTACCTATGGCAGAAGATCAAAAGCCACTAGACCCTGTTACAGAAAACCAGAATTTATTAGGTGGTAAACCGGTTAAGGCGTTTTCTTACCAAGACCATCAAGCTCATATTGCTACTCACATGGCTATGTCGCAAGACCCCAAAATTATGGCTTTGATTCAGTCTATGCCACAGTTACAGCAAATGCTTCAAGCAACTTTAATGGCCCACGTAGCAGAGCATATAGGGTTCCAATATCGTGTGCAAATTGAAGAGCAACTAGGGATGACGTTACCGCCTCAGAAAGATGAGTTAGACCAAGATATTAATATGCCTCCAGAAGTAGAATCTCGTTTAGCTCCACTGATAGCTCAAGCAGCACAACAACTATTACAGCAAAGTCAGGGTCAACAGGCACAACAGCAAGCGCAACAGCAAGCTCAAGATCCGATAATTCAGATGCAGCAGCAAGAGTTACAGATTAAAGCCCAAGAGCAACAACGCAAAGCTCAAAAAGACCAGACGGATGCGCAGCTTAAGATGCAGCAGATGCAGATTGAACGAGAACGGATTCAAATGCAAGCACAAGTAGATATGGCTAAAACTTCAGCTCAAATAGAAGCAACAAAAGAAGGAGAGCATATAAGAGTTGGGGCAGATTTGGTTAAACACCAAGTAGATAAGAGCCACGATAAAGAGAAACAGAATAAACAGCTATTAGTTCAAGGGTTACAACAAGCCCATCAGTTTGCAGACGCAGATAAAAATCGGGAACATCAAGCCGAGTTAGCTGCAAACCAAGCTAAACAAGTTAAACCAGCAAGCAAACAGAAAGGTAAATAATGGACGCATCTGACGTTTTAGTTCAACAACTAAACGAAAAAGTGCAGCAATTACAAGAAGCAGTGAGCACAGGAAGGGCAGAAACCTTCGAAGAGTATAAAAAAACGTGTGGCGAGATCCGAGGTCTGCTAATTGCACGGGGTTATATATTAGACCTCAAACAAAAAATGGAGAACTCTGATGAGTGAAATCCTTATTGGCTCAAACCCCAATAAACCAGAAGTAGTAGGAGCATATAGTTTTACAGCAACAAACGATGACAAAGCTAAACAACTTCCGGAACCTTCTGGTTACCGAATCCTCTGCGCAATCCCAGAGGCAGAAAAGGAGTTTGATAGTGGAATTGCCAAGTCAGATGAAACAATTCGGCATGACGAAATTTTAACTACGGTTCTATTTGTAGTTAAGTTAGGCCCAGATTGTTACAAAGACTCAACGCGTTTTCCAAATGGAGCGTGGTGTAAACAAGGCGATTTTGTCTTAGTACGACCCAATGCCGGTACCCGGTTAGTAATTCATGGGCGTGAATTTCGCATTATTAATGATGATTCTGTAGAGGCCGTAGTTCAAGACCCTCGTGGAATTACTCGTAAATTTATTTAAGGAGCCCCAAATGGCTGAAATGCAAAAAGATGATTACAAATTTCCAGACGAGGAAGATGGTTTAGATATTGACTTAGAACCAAAAGCTAAGGAAAAACCAGTAGAAGTAGAAGCAAAAACATCTAATTTTGATATTGAAATTGAGGATGATACCCCGGTTGAAGACCGCAATAAGCAACCAATGCCTAAAGAAATAGTTGAGGAAATTGAAAAAGATGAACTCGATAAATACTCTGATGAAGCTAAAATAAAGCTAAAACAATTACGTAAGGTCTATCACGACGAACGTAGAGCTAAAGAAGCTGCTTTGCGAGAGCAACAAGAGGCCATTAATATTACTAGTAAACTTTTGTCTGAAAATAAACAGATTAAAGAAATGCTTGCTGCCGGTGGTAAAGAGCATGCAAACGCCCTTGCAGATAAAGCAAAAATGCAACTTAAAATGGCTAAAAAAGCTTATAAAGATGCATATGATGCAGGGGATTCAGAGGCACTTGCAGAGGCGCAAGAGGAGATAACTAAGGCTACTATTAAGCTAGAAACAGCTACAGATAGAGTAGATAACGCTAAAGATTTTGTTAAAAAATTTAAATCTACCCCTTTACAAGAAGAAAATTATGCTGTACAAAGGCAAGAACAGGTACAAAATATTCGTCCTGACTCAAAAGTAATGGCGTGGCAAGAGCGCAATTCATGGTTTGGGCAAGATGAAGAAATGACTGCATCCGCTTTAGGCTTACACGAAAAGCTTAAAAATCAAGGTGTAGTTATTGGATCTGACGAGTACTATACGATATTGGACAAGACAATTCGTAGACGGTTTCCAGAGAATTTTGGAAGCCAAGAAAGTGAGGCCCCTAAAGCCAAATCTTCCACGGTTGTAGCTCCGGCGACACGTTCAACGTCCCCCAAACAGGTTCGTTTAAAAACAAGTCAAGTCCTATTAGCCAAAAAGCTAGGATTAACCAATGAGCAATATGCCCGTGAACTTTTAAAAATGGAGGCCTAAAATGGCTAGTAATAGAATAGAACGAGAAGTAGAAGCCCGTGCAGCAAGTGAGCGCCCTACAGAGTGGTCGCAACCTGAATTGCTCCCTGAGCCAGACAAACAAGCTGGGTATGCTTATCGATGGGTTCGTATTTCAAATCTAAATGTGGCTGATCCACGCAATCTTTCTGCAAAATTAAGAGAAGGTTGGGAACCCGTTAGATCTGAGGAACAACCTAAATTCCAACTCTTAATTGATCCCAATAGTCGCTTTAAGGACAATATTGAGATCGGTGGTTTATTGCTTTGCAAGACACCAATTGAATTTGTACAACAACGCAATGCGCACTACGCAAAGCAAACACAAGCTCAAACGGATGCTGTAGACAATAATCTTATGCGCCAAAGCGACCCCCGGATGCCGCTCTTCAAAGAGAACAAATCCTCGACTAGCTTTGGTAAAGGTTCTTAATTTTTTATCTAGGAGATTTAAATGGCTTATCCAACCGTTTCTGCTCCCTATGGTCTAGATCCTGTTAACCGTATTGACTTTATGCCCTATGCTGGGGCTACTCGTCAACTGCCAATCGCAAGTACTTATAACACTGCGATTTTCAACGGTGACATCGTTATGATCAAAGGTGGCAGTATTATTAAATCGAACGTAACTGTTGATTCAACCACAGACAACACCGCCAACTTAACTTATGGTGTGTTTATGGGTGTTCAATATGTTAACGGTCAAAGTCAAACCGTTCAAGCTCAGTACTACCCCGGTAATGCTGCTGCTAGCTCGGCTATTGCTTATGTTGTTGATGATGCGTCTGCTGCATTTAAAGTAGCTATTACTTATTCTGGTAATGCCACTATTACTACAGCTAACGCTGCTGTTGTTGGTACTAACTTGCAACTTCGTCAAGGTACAGGATCTACCACTACTGGTGATTCCGCTGTTTCAGTTATTGCGCCTGTTTCAGGTACTGGTAACGCTGCAGCATTGCCTGTTCGTGTAGTAGCAGTAGTTCCAGAAACAGCCACAGGTACAAACGCCTACACGGAAGTTATCGTGAAGTTGAATAACCCCCAGATTCTGTTGGCTGCGGCCCAGAATTACCTATAAGGAGCTATTTAAATGGCTATTTCTAGAGCGCAATTATTAAAAGAGCTCCTTCCCGGATTGAACGCATTGTTCGGTTTAGAGTATGCTCGCTATGGCGAAGAACACAAAGAGATCTATGAAACTGAGACCTCAGAGCGTTCTTTTGAAGAAGAGACGAAACTTTCCGGTTTCTCTGCTGCACCTGTTAAAAACGAAGGCTCAGCCATCGCTTATGACAATGCGCAAGAAGCATGGACTGCTCGCTACAACCACGAAACTATCGCTTTGGGCTTCTCCCTAACGGAAGAGGCAATCGAAGACAACTTGTATGACTCGTTGTCGGCTCGTTATACCAAATCCTTAGCTCGTGCTATGGCTTATACCAAACAGGTTAAAGCTGCTGCTGTATTAAACAACGGTTTCACTACTGGCTATAACGGTGGCGACGGCGTTCCTTTATTCAGCACATCACACCCATTGGTATCTGGCGGTACTAACAGCAACCAACCAGCCACGGCTGCCGACTTGAATGAGACTTCATTAGAAGCCGCTGTTATTCAAATCGCTGCTTGGACTGATGAACGGGGTCTGTTAATCGCTGCTAAGCCTAAGAAGTTGGTTGTTCCTCCCGCACTCCAGTTCGTTGCAACTCGCTTGCTTGAAACTGAATTACGTGTTGGTACAAACGACAATGATATTAACGCTATTAAGAACAACGGTTCTGTCTCGGAAGGTTATTGCATTAACCACTTCCTGACCGACACCAATGGTTGGTTCTTGACTACTGACGTTCCAAACGGTATGAAACACTTTGTTCGTACCCCACTGGCTCAGTCAATGGACGGCGACTTTGATACGGGCAACGTCCGCTATAAGTCACGTGAGCGTTATAGCTTCGGCTGGTCTGATCCCCTCGGTATGTTTGGATCTGCTGGTGCTTAATTAGTCTTATATAAGACTTACGAAGACCCCGCTCAAAAGGCGGGG